CGATCACAGTATCAGTCCGCTCGTCGGTCAGCGCCGTCCCGGCCCGGACGATCTGCCGGTTCCGGTAGAGTTCCCGGCTCTCGCTGATCTTCAGATTTCTCCAGTTCCACGAGGTCTCCGTGAGTCCGAACGGCGCCGTGTTCCGATCTTTCGGCGAGAAGTGCAGGCGTTTCACGTAGTCAATATACCAGATGTAGCCGGCAAGTTCAGCGATATCGTCGAACGCCTGCGACGCCGGTACGTAGTTGAAGACAAACTTCTCGATCGCCGGCCCGGTCTCAACGAGCGAAGTATCGACACCCTCCGTGACGCCGCCGTAGATGAAGAACCGGGCCACGATATCCTTGATGACGTCGCCGGCGTAGACTGTCGGGTGCTCCTCGTCGGGCTGGTAGACGTAGGCGACGAGATGCCGATCAGCGATCTGGGTGTAGTCGACGCACGTGAGGCGTTTAACCCGGATCCGTTCGCTCGCGTCGATCTCCTCCTCGACCGAATCGACTGTGCCAGCGAAGATCAAGGTATTGGTCTCGTCCCGGACCTCGACGACCTGCCCAACCTCGACGGTATCTGCAAACGGCGGATGGTCGACAGTCTGGAGGGAGGCCGTGGTCCGGGTCCCGAGCGACCCGGAGATCGAGAGCGTGCCGGCGCGGTAGGCTGCCGGCTGCCCGCTGATCGTGACGACGAGATCAGCCATTCAGCGCGCCCCCGGTTCGCCGGTTCCAGGTCCGGAACAGGGTCTCCCCGATCACATAACCGTCGAGTTCGACCACTACGCGGGTCTCCCCGCCCCCGATCAGGCCGAGGATCCGCGTCAGTGCTCCGGCGTCAGGGTCCGGAGGCATGATCGCTGCGGCGATGTCCGGGACCTGGATCTTTGGGATCTGGATCTTCGGGAGGTCCGGCCACACGATCGTCGGTTCGGGGAGGTCGCCGAACTCTTCGTCGATGTCTGAGCCCTCGTCAGCGGGCGTGACTCGTTCTTCCTCTGTCAGCGGGACCGCCGGCATCGGTTTCAGAGTGTCGGGCCAGTTGATCACCGTAACCGGGAGCGGGAGGGAGAACGCCGGGGTCGGTGCAGGCGAGGATTCAGGGACGCCGGGCTCCGGGAGATCCGGGATCGTCGGGGGCTCAGTCTCCGGGATCTCGACAGAGGTCGGGGAAATGGGCGGGATCTCACTCTCCGGGATCTCGACAGAGGTCGGGGAAATGGGCGGGATCTCACTCTCCGGTAGGTCGGGGAGATCCGGGAGTTCAGGAGCAGGAGTGACGACTGCCGGCGGTTCGACCACCGGGATCTCGCTCTCCGGGACCTCCGGTATGTCGACGGGGATCACCTCGACCTCCGGGCCGGCTGCCGGCTCTTCGGGCACCTGCACATCGGTCCGGGCGACCATCTGATCCCAGTTTGTCACCGAGACCGGCACCGGGGTATCGAGTGCCGGGACCGATACGGTCGGCGTCGAGATCGTCGGGGTCTCACTCTCTGGGATCCCCGGGGTGTCGATGGTGGTCTCCGGGACGTCAATGAGCGTCTCCGGGACCTCAGTAGACGGGGCCGGGGTAGGGGAGGGCTCTGGCACCTCTGTAAACGGGGTTGTGGTCAGTTCGGGCTCCGGCTCGTCGTCGAACTCCTTGTCGATGTCCTCTTCTTCCTCTTCCTCCCCGTCTTTCTTCAGGAACGCATCGATCTCTTTACTGAACGATGTCTCGCTCCACCGCTGGATCTTGAGTTTTGGGATCTCAATCTTGTCCGCCTGGAGATGGATCCGGCCGAGTTTCGGGAGCGAGATTCCCACTTTCTCCGTGACACTGTTTGCCGCCTCGATGAACCCATTGATCAGGTCGATCATCTTGTTGAGAGAGTCCTCGGTCCACTGCACGATGTTTGTCCACAGGCCGTACACAAACCCCAGGATCCCCTGTCCGACGAACTCGATCCCGGTAGCGATCGCGTCCCATCCCATTGAGATCACGCCGATGAGCGCCTGCATCGCCCCTTTGGCTATCTCCGTGAGCGCATCGCCCGCAGCCTCCCAGTCTCCAGCGAGCAGGGCGGCAAAGAGTTTGGTGTTGGCCAGGAGCATATCGAGCACCCCGGAGATGATCGTCTCGATGTAGGGCCATGCCCATTCGATGATCGGGACGATCACGGTGTCGATGACCCACTTGATCGCCGCCCCGATGTTCTCCCAGGCGGCGATGAAGAGCGGGGCGTTCGCCTCATACCAGTCGAAGAGGTAGGCGAGTTTCTCCTGGAAGAAGTCGAGCACCGGGATCAGCGCCGTCGCGATCGGGGTGACGATGTTCTCGATCGACCACCGGATGCTGGCAGAGAGGGCGTCCCAGGCGGCGAGGAACGCCGGACTGTGTTTGTCCCACCACGCCTTGAGGTCGTCGAGTTTCCCCTGGAAGTACTCAACGGCAGGGGCAAGGCTGCCCCGGAGCGTGCCGACCAGGGCGTCGGGAGAATCGGCAGCGTCACCGAACCAGGACATCATCGTCTTGATCCCGTCGACGATCCCCCGGAGCGCCGGTAAGATACAGCCGTTCACGACCGGGACGAGGGCGCCGGCGAGATCAAGGAAGATGATGTTGAAGTCGGCAGCGAGTTTTTCGAGCTGCCGGTTGATCCCCTGCTCCATCGTCTCGTAGGCGGACTGAGTAGCGCCGGCCGAGTCTTCCATCGTGGCGAGTGCTTCGGTGAACGCCTCGGTCCCGCGACCGGTCAGGACGAGTGCCCCGGCCCCGGCTTCCACCGAGCCGAAGAGATCGTTGATCCCGACGTTTGCTCCGGCGGCGTGTTTCTCCAGGAGCTGCAGGGCTTCCTGCACCGTCCCGCCGCTCGCGATGAACTCACGGAACGACTTCCCTGCCAACTCTTTGAACAGGGTCGAGGTCTTGCCGCCCTCTTTCGAGAGTTCGACGAACATCTGCCGGAGCTGTGTCGTCGCGACTCCTGCGGGCACGCCCTGTGAGGTCATCGCGGCGATTGCTGCCCCGACATTCCCGAACGAGATACCGAGCGCCTGTGCGGTCGGCACCACATTATAGAGCCGGTTGGCGAGTTCCTCGAACGAGACCTTACCGACGTTCACCGTCTGGAACATGATGTCCGAGGCGGTTCCCACGTCGAGGACATCGGCCCCGTAGGCGTTGACGACGGAGGTCAGGCCGTCGATGGTCGTCGTGAGGGCCGTCGCCCCGCCGACCGCGGCTTTCTGGGCGACCTCGATGAACGCGAAGACGTTCTCCGGGGGGACGCCGGCGCCGATCGCGTCGTAGAGAGCGGGGATCGTCTGGTCGGTCATGATCCCCATCTCCGACGAGATCTTCTTGACGTCGGCGATCATCTGGTCCCGCACCTCGGCAGACGCGCCGGGCATGAGCGTGAAGACCTGGTTCATCCCCTGCTCAAAGTCCGCGAACTTCTTGACGCCGTAGACCGCCGCTGCGCCCACGGCCGCGCCGACTGCGGCGATCGGGACGGCAAGGGATTTCATCGTCGTGGCAACGCTTGAGACGATCCCGGCCAGTTTGGCCTTCGCTGCGTCGAAGTGCGTTCCCAGCGAGGTGAGATGGTCCTTGATCCCGGCCGTAACTCCTTTGAACTTGTCGCCAACCGCGGCGATCGAGGGTGAGAGCGAAGAGAGTTTTGACGCAATCCCTGAGGTAGTCCCTTTGACCGTCTCCCCCATGGTGGCGAGTGGGGCTGATAACGAGGAGAGTTTGGATGAGAATCCCGCCGCAAACCCCTCAGTCTTCTTCGCCGCATCCTGTATGCCAGAGTCGAACCCTTTCTTATCCAGGCCCAGCGTCGCGATCAGGTTCCCGACGTTCAACGCCATGTGTCGTCACCGTGCCGCCGAATATCAGCGTTATGTCTCTGCATCTCTGTTTCATCTCCTCCGGCGACTGTGCCGGTTTCACCGTCGTATCAGGGAAGAAGTCCTTCCAGGTCAGTGCCTTGTCCGACCGTTTCCGCCGGTGTTGGTTGAAGATCATCGCGCAGACCGTCCCGGCCCGGACGTTCTCCAGTTGTTGCTGTTGCCGGTCGCGGGCGGCCTTGCCGGCGATCGTCGCGGCGATCTCGGCGGGCGTCAGGTCGTAGAGGATGCGGGGGTCGTCGAAGTAGCCCGTCTCTGCGGCAAGATCGAGGTACTCACGCATCCACCCGGAAAACGGTTTCAGTTTCCCCCATCACCGGTCGGTTTTTCTGGAGTGGCGGCCGACATAGCCTCGTTCAGGATCGTGGCGAGGTCTTCGATCGAGATCTGGTCGAGCACTTCGTCGAACTCCGCCTCGGTCAACATCTTCCCGTCTCTCCTCATGCAGAGCCGGGTCAGGCGCGCCGTGGTCGTGACGTCCGGGGTACCTCCGATGAGTTTCGGGAGCGCCCCGATCTTACACTGGAACTCCTGCTCGATCGCGATCGTTGTCCGGGCGGAGAACCGGAGGGTGTAGTTCACCCCGCCGATCTCCCTCATCACTTCCGGGATCATGTGGTCGCCTCGCCGAAGGCAGGGGCCGTCTTGCCGTCGATCCGCAGGGTGAACGTCCGCTGCACTTTTTCGTCCTTCGGAGTCGCGATCCCGACCCCGGCCACGAACGCCGTGAACTTGAACGTCGAGGAGTCAGGGAAGGTGACCGTATACAGCTCAGAGGTCCCGGCGTTGAATGCCGTCACCAGGCGGTTGTGGCTGGTATCCGTCGAGAGGTAGTTCAGGGTGAGGTCGACCGTGCCGCCGTCTTTCAGGCCCTGCACGAACGTTTTGTAGCCTCCCGTGCCGTAGACGGTATCCTCGATCTCGTCTGCGGTGATCGAGAGATCCCCGATGCTGTCGATGTTGCCGATGTTCCCGCTGCTGTCAGCGATTGTCGTCGTTTTGCCAAGGTATGTCATCATGTATACCACTTGCTGAGATCGTAGCGCACCGCACATGACCCGGGCGGGGCATCCGGGAAATTACTGCCCTCCGCATACCACTGCGAGTAATCGTAGTAGTCGCCGCAGAAGGCGATCGCAGATAGGCGCGGTTCGACCACTCCGGTCGGTAAGAACCGGAACGACCGATGGATCAGCCCGTCACGTGGCGTCTCCTGCCCGAGCGCGGAGACAAACGCCTCGAACGTATACGCCGAGTGGTCCGGGAAGATCAGAGCAT